CGCCAACCGTGGTGGACACGAGGGCGGTAAACGGTTCCCCGACCGCCTTGCCGTGATTGGCGAACGTCACCGTGACGATGGCGGACCCGCTTGTGGTCCCGAATTGCGGCACCGCGCCGCCGTTGGCCACCGTCGACGTTGCGGCTCTGTCTGCCGTGATCTGATAGCTCGTGGGCGTGACGGAGGCATCGATCGGATAGACGCCATAGAAGACGCAGCCGCCGACCGACACAGGTGTCCGGAACAGGATGGAGTCGTAATCGGTGACGTTGGAAATCCCGGCGTCGGTGATCGTTACGGTTGTCGAGAGATTGGTGGTCGCGAACCCCGGGGTGAACGCGGTATCGAGCGTCTGCGGCGTGATGTCGGAGACGACACCGTCCGAGACCGCACTGACATTGGACGTGGCGCCATAGGCGAGCCAGTCATTGGCCGACAGGTCCTGCCACGCATGAAGGTCTCGCGCGGTGCCCCCGAGCACCGCATCGACGAACTTCTGCCAGCCGCCGAGCTTCTGCGGCAGTTTTGCCTTGAACCGGATGAGGTTGCAGGACGAAATCCCGGCCTCGTTCAGGGTCTCGGTAAACTCCGCATTGACGGTCGGGATGAGTTTGAGCGGGAAGTTTGGCATCAAGCCGCTCGGATCAGCACAATTCCACCGACCACCGTCGGCTGCATGTTGTTGTGCGACGTGCCCCCTCCGGTACTCCCAACCGTATGCGTGTGATCACCGTTCGAGGACGAGGTCAGTGTTCCGGCGGACGGGACATAGACCGTGATTGATCCACCGCTACCTTGGTTCGGATTGCTTGTCAGCAGCGGACCTACCGTATGGGTGTGGGCGCCGTTGGTGGTGAGCGTGTGCGCGTGCGCTGCGAGTTGCGCTTCGGTAAGGGTGACGTTCTGAGCGCCACCGGCCGCGAAACGGGTTGCGCCGTCGATTCCGGAGCCCGCGGTGGTGACGCGGTTGGTGCCGCCATCGAGCGCGATGCGCGAGCGCCCGCGATGATCCGGCAATGTCGTGCCGCCGAGGATCGTATTGAGATAGGGATAGGTGACGGCGCTGAACGTCGATCCGTCGCAGAGAAGATACGGCGGGACGGTGCAGTTGCTGACCCAGAGCGGGGTGGAACTCCCGGCATAGTCCCAATACCCGCCGATGTTATGCGGCAGGCTTCGGTAATACATGTTGGTGCCGTCGGTGAAGACGTCGGTGCATTGCCCCGGCGGCGGGCAGATTTTCGCGCCGGGCACGCTGCACTGAATGCGAACGAAGAAGTTGCCGGTGCAGAGATTGTAGACGGTCCACCAGCCCGAAACCGACGGCCAGGTCACGGTCAGGTTGCCGAGCAGCGCGCCCGACAGGATGATCGTGCCGCAGTTATATTCAGCGGCAGACAGAATGACGTTCGATGACGACAGCACCACCGACGCGGTGGCGCCGAGATTGTCATCGATTTTCTCGAAATTCGGGTTGAGGTCGTCGGACCCCCAGATGCCGCTTTGCGTGCCGGTCGCCGGGACCGAATAGCCGCGGTTCGAGGTTGATGGCATTGCGCGGATTCCGTCGGCAGCCCCGGCGGGACCGGGGAAGGACGCATGGCAGGGAGACGCGGTGGGTTATCGGCCGGGCGTTGCGATCGGGGTCGGCTGCAGCGATCCCCAAGCACCAGAGGCGTATTTCTTCCGGTTCTCTTCGACGTTCGCGGACGCGAGCCGGGTCGCATATTGCTGCTCCCAGGCGGGAACGGCAGCCTTTTCGGCAAGATTGGCCAGATAGATCATCGAGGCGGCGAGAAACAGGTCCGGCAGATACAGCGTCAGGTAGGTGGTCGTGTTGCTGGACGAGAGCGGCGTCGGCCGGATGGTGCCGATGACCTCGACCGTGAAGCCCGCATTCGGCACCGGGCCCACAATGATGGTCTGGTCAGTGACCATGGCGTAGCAGGACGGTGTCCCGGTCCCGGCCGTGGACGGCCAGACCGCGTCCATGTAGTCGCGCGACACCGACTCAAGCTGCACCCTGGTACCGAGATTGGGCGTAGCCTGCGACGATGGGGTGATGACATTGATGCCGTTCGTGACCACGAAGCGGCCGGATGCGCTCGGCAGCGTAAAATCGCGTGACCCGGATGTGAGCGTCCCGGTCTGCCGCGTCACCGTGTTCAACAGGTCCAGGTCGCGATAGCAGCGCTGTTCGCCGTAATCGATTGCGCCGGGGACCAGGATTTGCGGGTTGAAATCGGACTTTATGGCCGCGCTCTCGTCGAACAAGCGCTGCACATAGGTCTGGAAGGTCATGCTCATGACTGCATGCCCGCAAAAGTCTGGTTGAGCTTCTTGCGCGTCTCCTGCGTCTGGGCCGATTTGAGCAGGGTCTGGTACTGGCTTTCCCAGGAGATCGCCATCTTGGGATCGTCGGCCTGCGAGCCGAAATTCTTCTGGTAACCCGAGGCGAACACCATCGACGCGGTGATCAGCAGCTGCGGGAAATGGCTGCTGAGAATGGTGCTCGGATTGCTGACCGACATTGCGGTCGGTCGCACCGTGCCGATGACTTCGATCAGATAGGCGGCGTCCGGCGCCGGGCCGAACACGACCTGGGTATCCGTCACCATCGCGTAGAGGGACGGCACCGAGGGCGTACTCGGGGCGGTCTCCGTGGGATAGAGGAAATCCACGAGCCGGAGCGCGGCGGGAGAAATCGGGTTTCGGGTGCCGGTGGCGGTAGTGC